AAGAGAGTTGAAGGATCACATCATAAGATTGTCGCTGAAAAATTTAATCAGATAGCAGAGGGCAAAATTAAAAGGCTGATTATAAATATGCCACCTAGACATACAAAGTCCGAGTTCGCTAGCTACTTGCTGCCCGCTTGGATGGTGGGTAGAAACCCGAAGCTCAAGATTATTCAATCTACTAACACCACAGAACTATCAGTTAGATTCGGGCGTAAAGCAAAACAACTTTTAGATAGCGTAGAGTATCAAGGCGTATTTAAAACTAGACTTAAAGAAGATTCACAAGCTGCTGGTAAGTGGGAAACACAACAAGGCGGTGAATACTATGCAGCGGGTGTTGGCTCCGCGATTACAGGTCGTGGTGCAGATCTTCTAATCATTGATGACCCGCACACAGAACAAGACGCGATGAACAGAGATGCCATGGAAAGAACTTTCGAATGGTATACGTCAGGTCCTCGTCAACGTCTTCAGCCAGGCGGAGCTATTATTCTTGTCATGACAAGATGGAATACAAAAGATCTTACAGGTATGCTGTTAGGCGCGCAGCGAGAGGCTAAAGCTGATCAGTGGGAGATTGTAGAGTTTCCGGCTATCATGCCAAGCGGTAAACCGCTATGGCCAGAGTATTGGAAGTTAGAAGAGCTAGAAGCAGTCAAAGCATCAACGGGTGTACAGAAATGGAATGCTCAGTATATGCAGAACCCCACATCAGAAGAAGGAGCTATTATCAAAAGAGAATGGTGGCAGCCATGGGAAGAAGATTGGATACCTGCACTAAAACACGTCATACAATCTTACGATACAGCGTTTGGTAAAAAACAAACGTCAGACTATTCTGCAATTACAACGTGGGGCGTGTTTTATTTAAACGATGATAGCCCTGCAAGTTTGATATTATTAGATGCTAAGAAAGGCAGATACGATTTTCCAGAGCTCAAACAGGTTGCTTACGAGCAGTGGAAGTATTGGGATCCTGATACAGTTATTGTCGAGGCTAAAGCATCAGGTCAGCCCCTTACAGATGAGTTAAGAAAGATGGGTATACCTGTCGTTAACTTCTCTCCCTCTAAAGGAAACGATAAGCATACACGAGTAAATTCGGTTGCACCTTTATTTGAAAGTGGTATGATATGGGCTCCGAACCAGGAATTTGCTGAAGAAGTTATCGAGGAGTGTGCGGCTTTTCCGTTTGGTGATCATGACGATTTGGTTGACTCGACAACCCAAGCCATCATGCGTTTTAGACAGGGTGGTTTTATATTACATCCTGACGACGAAAAAGATGAGGTGCAACCTCAAAGGAAAAGGAATTATTACTGATGAAGCTATTAGAATTACTAAAAGCAATGTTTGGTCAAAAGTACCTTAACAACATTATAGGTACAAAAACTAATATTAGTAAACCTATCAAACTAGATAAGAATAGTCCTTTTAAACTATATTCAGATTCAGCTTTTGACAATCCTGAAGTTTTAAAATTTATAGAGAAGAAGTTAGCGGAGTATGGTCCGTATGCTTTATCTAATAAGAATATGTCAGAAGTAAAAAACTTTGAGATGAATGCAAGAAGATATTTAAACAAGAAACAACCAAAAGAAAGTCAAGTAAAAAAAGTAGCTGAGGCTATGTTTGGACCACTTGGAAAATCAGATAAGCCTACTCCAAAACCTGAAGCAGAGGTTGTTGATATTAGAACACAAGAGAAAGTTAAGCCAGAAGGTATTATGAAATTAAAATCAGAGGTAGGTCTACCTGAAGGTGTTGAACCAGGAAGTCTAGCAGACAAAGCTATTAAAGAATCTGCTGAATATAAAATGAAACAACAAGGTGTAAAATCTGTATTAGACGAAGATTACAAACCACCAAAGTCGGAACTAACTCTTGAAGAAGAAGAAGCGATAGCTGACATAGGCGCAAGAGGTTATAGTGCTGTGCAAGAAGGAAAACGAAGAGCTGTTATGAGACAGATCTTATTAAAAGACACAAGGATTGATTTACCAGATAATGTTAAAAACAGTTTAAAAAACTACGATGATCTGAGAGGCGGTGGTGACCCTGAGATGGATCCGTTAAAAGTATTCGAAGATTATTATGAGAGAGATAATGAAGTGTTGGGTACATTAGATGGTATTATTGATACTGCAGAAAATGAATTTAAAGCAGCAGATACATTTTTATCTGGTAAAAACTTTAAAGTTAAGAAACCTATGGTCAGAGAATCTTTAGACGACGAAGCAGTTGAGATGGAAGAGACAAAAGATCTTGGCGAAAGATTAGAAAATTTACCAGATGACATTGACCCAGATGCTTTAGCCAGTGGTGGTCGTGTTGGTTTTGCGGCAGGAACAGCAAAAGGTATATTAAAACTTATGCGATTAAAATTTGGAGATGACGCTGTAAAAATGGCTGATGAGATTGATCGTCCAGAGTCAGCATTAAATAGAGATATGTTTGGAGAGTTTAATGAAAGAATGTCTAGAAAAACTTTAGATGTAGAAAAAACTCCACCAGGATTTAAACTAAGCAAAGAAAGATTGTTAAAAAATTTTCCAGAGATAGATGAAGAGTTTGCAGATAAAATTATGTCTCTTGATAGAGATTTACAATTAAGAGTGATTGCAATGCTTAAAGATCGAAGAAAAAATCCTGAAGCTTACGATAAATTATTAATGGAAATAGGAGACACTTTAGATTTTCAAGGTGAGTTTGATAGGTCAGTTCGAAGAAGCAAAAATGCAGACGGCGGGCTAAATTATTTAATGGGGTTATAACATGGCCTCAGAACTTCTTAAAAACAGAGCACTTATACAAAAATTAAAAGAGCCAGAGGTTCCAAGAGTTAATTTTGATTTAGCATCAACTGGCTTTGAAGAACTGTTCACACTACCAGAACCCAAGCCACAAGAACTTTTAAATATTCAAGAAGACGTTAGAATACAAAGACAACAAGATACTATGGACAAAGCTCGTCCTTTCTTGATGGATGAGTCTGTAGATTTTATTGAGAGAGAAGAGTTTGCCGATGGACCAAAGACGGCAGCAAAAAAATCATTACTTAAATTTTTAAATCCAGATTATTTAAAAGCTAAAGGCCCTGAAAGGTCTGCTTTATTAGCAAAACAAAGAGATCGTTTAGGTAGACTAAAAAAAGGAACGAGTGCTGTTTTAAAAGATGTTGATCAAACAGAAAATTTTTTAAAAAAATTCTATGAGTATAGTGATAAATTTTTTGGTGGTAATCGAAGTCGTGCTTTAACTTCCCTTATTCCAAACTATGATCCTGCAAATAGATCAATACTTAAAAATATGAGGTTAAGGGTAGGATTACCAGCAGATGAAGGTTCGCTTGCACAAAGAACAAAAATTAAAGGACTTAAAGAAGGATTAACCTTTTCTGAGTTTAGAACAAAAATAGCTAAAGAACCTGATTTTTTAAAAAAGGTAACTAAGGGAGCTAATGTTAATAAATTTTACAACACAAGAGATTTATTTAATCTTCTTGGTATTACCACAGAGAGAGGAAACCCAAAAGCTATTGAGTATTTTACAGGTGAATTAAAAAGAGCTGGAATAGAAAGTAGACCAAACCCTGCTGGTGGTCAAGGTAAACAATATAAATTAAAAAACGTAATAAATTTTTTTAAAGAAAAACCTAAAACAATGTTAGGAAAAACATCACGAGAACGTACTTTTGAAAGACTTAAAGGATTAAGAGAATTAGATAAAGGTTTAGTAGATTTTAACAGGGAAGTTATAAAAAATGTACGAGAGACTGCAATAGCGGAAGATGTTTATATACCTAAAGATACCTTAGGTGCATCTGCTGGTGATCATATAGGACACCCAGTGTCTGTACAGGTTACAAATAAACCAGAGTTTAAGAATCTATTAAAAGATTCAAACGTAAATAAAATGAACAGCTTAGTTTTTCAAGATGCCGTGGTTAATATGGAATCTTTAAATAAAAAAACAGGTTACGATACAAAATTTAATACTTACTTTAAACAGTTAAATAAGTTTCTTAATAAACCTATAACAGAAAAAGATCGAGCAGAGCTTATTAAAATTAAAAATGATATGGATAATCATTATATGAAAGCAGTTAATACAGTAAGTGAACTAGCTGAAAAAAATGAATTTTTTAAAGGGCAACAAAAAAGAATTCCAAAAGTTACTATTAATATCCCTGAAGTTGGATCTAAATTTAAATCCTCTGATTTATTTGCAGATATGTCTACAGTGGATTCGGAGTACAGGTATGGTAAAGTTCAAGACATAAACCCTGACGCAAAATTTTTTAAAGACTTATCTGATGACCAAAAACAAATTTTTAAACAAAATATTTATAATCAATACAGCGATAATCTTAACTCTTTTTATAAGGCAGCTAAACTTCCAGTGGAAGATGTAGAAGAGTTTAGTCAATTTATAGAAGCAGGTGGAGTTAAAGAAACAGTGGGTAAAAAAGAATTAATACCCACGGCTGAAGATAGTAAGAACATAGCAAAACAATTAGCAAGCTTTGGATTCAAGTGCTCTGCTGCAGAAGGTGGTGCATGTGATAACCCAATGAATTATCTTGACGATATTAAAAAACAACAAGCTATTGCAAAAGGCTCAGGCAACGCTGCTGCAAACGCAGCAAAAAAACTTAGCGCAGGCAAAACAATTTTAAGAGAATTTATTGGTCCAGCAGCATTAACTTTTGAATTAGCTGCAGCTGTACCATTAGGTTATTTAAGCTATAAAGCAGGACTACCACCTTCAAGAATAGCAAATCAATTAACTTATGGAGCTTTTGGAGATACGGAGACAGCTCGACTTAAAAAAGTAGCAGTTAAAGAAGGTATAGATACAAGAGATATTCAAAAAGGTTTAGACTTTGAAAAAGCTTCTGGAGCAATGCAAACACTAGCTATGCAAGAACAAGATTTTAGAGGACCAGATGATGAAATGCTTTTCCCTCAACAATATGAAAAAGGAGAAGAAGATTTTTATAAAGCAGTAGGGGCGTTCAGAGATGAAGAAGGTAATATTAGTAAAGATGTTTTTCAAACTATCTCTGATCAATTAAAAAAAGTAAGAGGCATTATATCTGAGGAGGACGCCGCTCGAGCAGCTGAGAGAGAAGCAAAAACAGACTTAAGAGGTATTGGTGATTATCTTACAGAGGGTGTAATACCAGAGGAAGAACAAATTATTCTTCCTGTGTTTGATTTCCAAGAGCCATCTACAAGAATGGATTTTAGTGAAGGTGGACCAAATGATCCAAGCAGAAGAACGTTCTTAAAATTTTTGGCAGGCATTGCATCATTACCTTTTGTTGGTAAATTTTTTAAAGCAGCAAAAGCACCTAAAGTTGTTAAGCTAGCTAACACAAGCACAACAATGCCAGAATGGTTTCCAGCTTTTGTAGAAAAAGCTTTTGAAAGAGGAGTAGTTAAAAAAATTGACGCCGATATTCAAACCGCAGAGTTATCCGAATTACCTGGAATAACAATAACTAAACACGACGATGGCAGAGTTTTTGTACAAGGTGAAAATGCATACGGAAAAAATTATGAGGTTGAATATGAACCACCAGGGTATGTGGTGATAGATGAAGAAACAGGTAAAGCTGTAAGGAAAAAAGGTGAGTTTATAGCTCAAGAAGAAGTGCCTGTTAATGTAGATCCTGATGGTAATGCTGATTTTGACGTAGAGGTTCTTGATGATTTAGATCAAATATTAGGTCCAGACACAAGAGTTATGGAAGAATTTGCAACAGGTAAAAAAGTTAAAGATATGAAAAGTGGTGAGTTTTCTGTAGGTAAAGCCGAGGCTGATGCGGATGTTGCTAGAGACTTGGATGATTTTTATGAAGACTAAGTTAACAACCACAATACCCCCTAAATCAGGCCCTCAGTCTGAGGGCTTGCTTATTAATTACAATACTGTTAAACCTGTAAAATTGGAGAAAATAAATGGCAGACGTAGACAAGTCTCTACCAAACGTAGAGCAAGAAATAAAAGTTCCATCACCTGAAGAAATTGAAGTTGCTCAAGAGGAAGAGCAAAAACAAGTTGATGAACGAGGGGATCCTGTAGAAATTACAGAGAATGAAGATGGTTCTGTAGATATTAATTATGATCCGTCAATAGCGTCTGTTGAAGGAGATATAAATCACTACGATAATTTAGCAGAACATTTACCTGAAGATATTCTTGGAAGACTTGGAACCACACTTTACCAAAACTATCAAGACTACAAAAATTCTAGGAAAGATTGGGAAAGAGGTTACAGAGAAGGTTTAGATTTATTAGGATTTAAATATGACAATAGAACAGAACCTTTTCAAGGTGCATCAGGTGCAACTCACCCTGTTCTTGCAGAGGCAGTCACGCAGTTTCAAGCGTTAGCTTATAAAGAATTATTACCTGCCGAGGGTCCGGTTAGAACTCAAATTTTAGGTATACCCACTCCAGAAAAAGAACAACAGTCACAAAGAGTAAAAGATTTCATGAACTATCAAATCATGGATAAGATGAAAGACTACGAACCAGATTTTGATTCGTTATTATTTCATTTACCGTTAGCAGGCTCAGCTTTTAAAAAAGTCTATTATGACGAAGCAGCTACAATGGCCTGCTCTAAATTTGTACCCGCAGATGATTTGATTGTTCCGTATACAGCTACCTCATTAGATGATGCGGAATCTATCATTCATCGCGTACAAATATCTGAGAACGAATTAAGAAAACAACAAGTGGCAGGTTTTTATAGAGATGTAGAATTAAAACCAGGACCAGTTAATGAAACTGAAATAGAAAAAAAAGAACGTGAGCTTCAAGGTGAAACAAAAGGCAGAGACGAAGATGTATTTAATTTATTAGAATGCCACGTTAACCTTGACCTTGAAGGGTTTGAAGATATGGGACAAGATGGAGAACCAACAGGAATTAAACTTCCTTATGTTGTAACTCTTGAAGAAAACTCTAGAGAAGTTTTATCAATTAAAAGAAACTATGAAATAGGTGATCCATTAAGAAAAAAAATAGATTACTTTGTACATTTTAAATTTTTACCAGGACTTGGCTTTTACGGTTTTGGTTTAATACATATGATAGGAGGACTATCAAGAACAGCTACTGCTGCATTACGACAACTATTAGACGCGGGAACTTTATCAAACTTACCTGCAGGATTTAAACAAAGAGGAATTAGAATTAGAGATGACGCTCAAAGCATTCAACCAGGAGAATTTAGAGATGTGGATGCACCAGGAGGAAACATCAGAGATTCATTCATGATGTTACCATTTAAAGAGCCGTCACAAACTCTCTTACAACTTATGGGCGTCGTAGTATCTGCAGGTCAAAGATTCGCTTCAATAGCAGACCTGCAAGTAGGTGAGGGTAATCAACAAGCGGCAGTGGGTACGACAGTAGCCTTGTTGGAAAGAGGCAGCAGAACAATGTCTGCCATACACAAAAGAATTTATGCAGCGTTAAAACAAGAGTTCAAATTAATGGCAAGAGTTTTCAAGTTATATCTACCTCAAGAATATCCTTATGATGTTGTTGGTGGTCAAAGAATGATTAAGCAAACAGACTTTGATGACAGAGTAGATATATTGCCGGTTGCAGATCCAAACATATTTTCTCAGACTCAGCGTATTTCCCTCGCACAGTCAGAACTGCAACTGGCAACATCTAACCCACAAATACATAATTTGTATGAGGCGTACAGAAATATGTATGAGGCATTAGGTGTAAAAGAGATTGATAAAATTTTAAAAAGACCCCCTATTCCCGCACCAAAGGACCCAGCATTAGAGCATATCGATGCTCTTGCTGGGCGTCCGTTCCAAGCATTTCCAGGTCAAGATCATAGAGCGCATATAACTTCGCACTTAAATTTTATGGCGACTAATATGGCTAGAAATAATCCTATGGTGATGGCAGCTCTTGAGAAAAATTGTTTTGAACATATTTCGTTAATGGCTCAAGAACAAGTTGAAGTAGAATTTAGAGGAGAAATGCAGCAACTTATGGCTATTAGACAAAATCCTCAAGCTGCAATGAATCCACAAATACAAATGCAAATAAAAATGACAGCTGAAAAGATAGAAGCAAGAAAAGTT